TCAATGCTCACAAGTACCAAGCTGAGGACCTTAGTCAGCATTAAAGGTACACTAAAGAAGGTTAACAATATATCATTTAATATAAATTTATCAATAAGATAAAACAATATAACGGTTATTTCATACAGTAGCATCTTAGATATGATAGCAGATAGTCTACGTGAGGTGATTGGTTGCTTGAGTTTACGTGCCTTCCAGATGCCAGTGATGGTATCTACTAAAATAGCGAAGCCTATCAAGAATAAAAGGCCATAGATAGGCATAAAGAAGGTGCTCACCATGGATATGTAGACAGGCCATCTACTTTTTAGGCTTGTTATGAGTATGGTAAGCTGTGTTATCATAGTACTAGTATGCTATTGTTGTATCCATTCTCACGAAAGTTACCACAGTTACCAGTGCAGGTAGTGAAGCCGTTGTATAGGCATTGTTGACATGTGGCAAACATAGGCCGAAGGTCAGTATCACTATTGAGTGCAGATATAAATATAGGGAATAAAGTCTTATTAGCTAGTAGCCATCTGATTAATCGCTGTTCAAAGAAGGCTGCCTTCTGTGCATAGTGTTCCATACCAAAGGCTACTTCCGCTCTGGATACATTAGTTGAATAATCACCGCTTTGAGTTTGTAGTCCTTTATTCTTAAGCTGATATGTAAGGCCGAAAACAGCATCCTCTGCACTTCTCCAGGCTATCACGGGCTGTATGAACTCTACCAGGTTCACCTCATCATTGGTAAGTGTCTGAGCATTGTATGCAGTAAGTAAATGATTGTAGAATGTAGTACCTAGAATAGGCTGTATCCTAAGAGCTGATTGCGTAGCAATGTATGGTGTTACATCATTAACATCCACATTGGCAGTGATGGGAGTGTTAGCCTTGAGGTAGTTCTCAGTGATAAAGTATAACATTAGATTGCAGGGGTTTGTGCTGCTGCAGTTGCAGCTGCTTGTGTAACATCTCCACCATCTACAGGAGGTAAAGAAGCTAGTGCTCTAATCTCATTGATGGTCATGGTTTCTAATACCTTGGTAGCTACCAATGGACTCAAGGTATTTAATGCATCATTAGTCTTAGAGGTCTCACCCTCAAGTTCAACGATGGTTTCATTAATGATTTGGAAGTTATTAATAGTAAAATCAGCAGGTAGCTTAGCAATAGATAGGAGCTCATTGAAGATAGTTTCAACCTGTGCACGTATCTTCTTAACTACATTTTTTTCAAAAATAACGTAAGCTTGTTTAATATCTGATCCATTACCCAAGGAGCCTGTGGTTCTAACACCCATAAGAATAGGATCGATAGTGTGAGCAAAGCAAATTTGCTCAGTATTAAGGGCAGATGCTTCGTGAAATAGTTTATCATTTGTATTCGTTGGTAAAGCTTCTATCTTAGGTAGCTGATCTTGACTATTAGCAAAGAATGCTACTGCCTTCCCTGCATTTTGTGCTCCTTTCAGCCTATCAATGGTCTCTTTAATCATGTGTTTCTCCTCCTCAGACTGTGGCCTCTTAGGGAACATCATAGCAAAGGATGGAAAAATACTGTTTTGGATGTTACTCTTAGCAAAGTATGACAGCTCACCACTTAAAAATGCGAAATTCAAAGAACTTGTATAGGTAGGTAGTGGGTAATAGTCCTGTCCTACACTATGTACTTCATAACAATATATCTGCACTTCATCACGGCAAGTGATGTGGTAAGGTTTGATCTCTTGTACATCTAACCGTTGGCTCCAATCATTACTAAGATAGTATTTTTTCTTGCATCTTGATATCCTTACTTTCTCAGGTGATACATTATATACATTAGCTAGCTTACCTTTATCATTAAATACAAGCTTAAAGTATATTCTATTGTGTAAAATGAGTTGCTGAGTGACTGCTTCTACAGTGTGCTGTAGTTTAATTTTTTTCTCCCAGGTATAAAGGTCTACCTTCTCCTGTACTGTTAGCTTATTAGTATCTAATGAGTACCCTCCACCTATGACTGCATTGGTCTTAAAGTCCACAATGGCACCATGAAGCGGTGAACTGTAATACATCTGGTTTAATAACTCCGGATACAGGTTGCCTTCACCAAAGTCGACCCAGTTGCCTGCTGTCCATCTGCCGTTAACGTAGGGAAGTGTGAGATTACCTCTACCTACAGGTAGAAAGGGGGTGCTAAAAGCCTGGTACCCCTCCATTACGGTAGGACCTTGCTCTTTTTTTCTGTTAAAAATATCGTACCAAGCCATGTTATGTATATACTGATGTAGGTAAAGGACCACTTACTACCATTCTGCCCTCTTCTATCACTACTCCAGTAGTCTGTGAAATGCTTAGAGGCAAAACAAATGGTCCACTTTTTTCATAAATCTCATAGGTATACTGACCAATAACAAGATTAAGGTCAATGGGCTCTATTAACGTGAATGAATTATATCTCTCAGGATAGAGTGAAGTATCAGAGGTACTAAATAAAATAGGACTGCTGCTACCTTTGTTATATTCATTAGTAAACACAAAGAGGTAACTAGGATTGTTTACCGTAGTTACCTCTGTAAGTGTTAAGATTATCTTGTTAGTAGTACCTTTAGCTATGTAGATCATCTATCTATATTGTATGACCTGTAGCTAAATGTTCAGAATTTAGAAGTTAACACCTATAGCAGCAAGAGCACCAGAGGTCATTACTACCTCATAGGCCAAAAATTCATTTTCTGCTATTAATGTTACGGTGTATTTAGAACCATCAGCACGACCTGTACCTGAACCTTCACCAGATGCAGATAACTGCAAGTAAGGGAAGTACCAGTACTTACCGTTGGCATCCTTAACAATAGCAGATAGATACTGCTGTCCAGAACCTAATACCTTAATGGCACGAGATTTGGCCTGTTCTCTTCGGTGAAATACTAAATTGATTGTGGCGGTAGTAAATGAGCTACCATTAACTAAGTCAGCAGCTACCTCTTCAGTGTAGTTAGATGTGTTTCTACGGATGCTATAGTCAGTAAACGTAATAGCTGAAGGTACGGATGTCAAGGTAAAACCTGTGATTCTCCAATCACCAGCAGTTGTAGTTACTACCGTAGTACCAAGCACATCATCTTGTTGAATAAGAGCTACTCCATGTAAGCCTCCAGAGTTATTATCGCAACTCTTGGTTATTGTTTCTAATGCGGCACAAGTTGGCATATAAAAAAGTATTAAAGAGCCCCCTTTGCAGAGGGCTCATGGTTAATGTTATTGATAGAATGCGATTTCAGTAGGATTCACAAAGTGGAAACCAATTTTCATATCAGCACGAGTACGGATGTAAGGCTCAGCTACAGTATCACGTAGATTAACTGCGCGCAAATCGGAGCTATCTCCCTCAGCATCGAATGCATAGATAAGGTTGTCTCTCAAAGTAATTACAAAAGTATTATTTGACATACCCTGGCAAGGTACAATTTTGATACCTAAGTAAGTCAAGCTCAAATCTTGAGTGATGAAGGCATTAGTGTTACCAGAAGCCACCCCTAAACGGTAGATGTTAACTAACTGAGTAGGTAAGTAGATACGAAGATCAGCGGTGTTAGCAGCTACAGAAGCAGGTAATAAAGCAAAAGCTGCAGATAGTTTAGCACTAAGTCCAGTTGCTCCTGTAAATGTAGTAATAGCACCAGTACCACCATTGATAACACCACCAGGTCCTACAGCAGCAGCTAGTTTCTTCTCATAACCATCACATAGAGCGAGGGTAGGGTTCAATGATGTAGTATCTCCCTTCCATCGGATGTTCTCGATATCTTGGCCTACATGCTTAGCCATAGTTTCCCAGTAGAAGTTCATGAAAGAAGCTACAGAGAAGTCAGAGTTAGATCCTTTAGTCATTTGTAAAGATACGAAAGACTGCTCAAGGTCAAACTGACAAATCTGAGCCATAGCAGATACAGCACATACATCAATAAGCTCTGCACTTAAGTCATCAGTTGAACCTGGTACAGGCCAAGCACAGGTAGATGATTGTAAAACATTACCGAAAACTACAGTACCTAGTTTAGTCTGATATTTAACACCAGGCAAAGTACGAAAGTTATCAGGTACATCCGACGTTAAGTAGGCAGCGGAGTAGAATGCCTCTGGGTTAGCAGCCAATAAAGCTGTAGGGTCGACTTGTAAGTCAAATTTTAATTTACGCATTTTATTTTGAATTGAATTGGTTAAACATTTTGAATTTATGAGAGTACATACTTTGAGAATCTGTAGGAGTTGTTTGCTCTGCTTCAGTTTCAGAAGCTATGGCTTCATCAATTTGATTTTTAATTTCAGCTATCACAGCTAATACTGAATTAATTTGCTCAGTGATTACAGGTTGAACAATAGCAAGGATAGCTTCAGCATCCATAGTAGGATCAATAGCAGCTTCTACTTCTACTTCTGCTTCTGCAGGCATCTCTTCTTCTACTGCTGTATCTGCCATTTCTACTGGTTGCTCAGTTGTAGTCTGATCTTTAATTTCGATTACTTGGCCATCCTTGACCACGTAAATTTTGCCCTCGATGAGGTGCTCGCCATCTGGTAATTGCATAGTATATGTTTGTTTTAGTTTCATTCCCATGAAGCCCTCAACGCTAAACCCTACCTGGTCCTCTTCTACCAGTTTATTGTAGTAGTCTACATCAGTTATTTGAGCAGTAAGCATCAATGTACCGGTAGGCACCTCAATGCCATAGGTAGTATATGATTTGTCTAGCTCAGGCTTATCTACTAACCATGCCTCTAGGATATAGGCAGGTACTTTTTTATCATCGTTGTGCTCTAGGTTAAACTTAGAAGAGTTAACCAACTGTTGCATGAATTTAGAATGCATGGCATCTATCTCTTCAACAGTAAATTTAACCATGTACTCCTCATTGGTATCATCATCTCTACGATATATCTCCATAGGTATCATGGCAGGAGCTGTGATTCTGTATTTTAATCCATCCTTAAAAGCTACGTGCTTAGTTTGCTGATTAAATGCCATACCTTTTACCTTAATAGCAGGAGTTGAAGTAAATGCTATTGCTTCGATACCCAAATCTTGACCATCTTCTGCATAGGCAGGGTCTACTGTAATTGTATAAATTGGTAAATCGCTCACGTATATATTGTATTTTTTTTATATTTGTTCAAAAATTACAATTATGATAAAAATCTTAGACAAAGAAATACCAAATCTCATCACAGAGATGACTGTAGAACAGTTTGAAAAGGTAACAGAATTAGGTAGCGCGCCTGACTTAGATCCTATTGAAAGGCATCTCAAGATATTTGAATACCTAGGAATACATGAAGCCTATTTTGATGACATGGAGGTAGAACAATTTATTGAAATAATCAAAGAATTTAATGACCATCCAAAATTAGACTATCCAATTATAGATACCATAGAGCATGAAGGGTACACCTACAAGGCGCAATTAAAAATGACAGTTAAGGATACCAAGCTAATTGAAAAATATAGCATAAGTAAAGAGAAAGGATACCTTGCTAACATATTAGCTGTGTTTTTTAAGCGTGAAGACCTATCTCCAGTAGAGCACTATGCAGATGCTCACCTTAAACTCAAAGCTAAATGGCTTTCTAAACGAAGTGCCGATCTAGTAATACCTTATATAACATTCATTAGTGAAAAATTTAGCAAGCAAATTACCAAAGGGGTGGAGGGAAGTGAGCCTGGAGCAATGGGTGGAGATCAATAAAATAGAGGATAAGTCTGGTGCTACCACTTACAATAGTGAGGTATTATCTATACTTACAGATGAAGATGTAGATGAGCTAGATATAGATGACCTTAATGCTATTATATCTCAATGCAAGTGGGCTTTATCTGAACCATCTAAGAACTATAAGTATGAAGTATTAGGCATGAAGCTAAAGCCTTTTACTAAACTATGCTTATATGAATACATTGACCTTGACTATTTTTTTACTAACAATTACTTAACAAGCCTTCCATATATCTGTGCTATTGTATATCGGCAAACCAAAGAAAATGAGTGGGGTGAATTAGTGTGGGAGCCGTATGAGTATGATTACAAAGATAGAGCTGAGCAGTTTATGGACGTACCTATCACAGATGTGTATGGTATTATTAAGGAGTTCCTTAAATTTCGTGAGCAGTTTATTGATACCTATACTAACCTTTTTGAGGACCCTCTACCACCAGAACCTGACGAGGGCTATGAAGATGAGGATGAAGATGAACCCACCAAAGAACCGGAGAAAAACACAGCTAAGTGGTCGTGGGAATTACTCATCTACAACCTATGCAATGGTGATCTATCTAAGTCTGATGCCATAGGAGGGTTACCCCTTTACTATGTATTCAATATGCTTGGCATGAAGAAGGAGCTAGACATCTAAAGGCGTGCCTTCTTGGAACCCTGCAGGAGGGTCTATAGGTATAAAACTATATACTATTTTTTGATTTTTTTCTAATACCTCTATTGCCTTAACTAGTGGGTAGGTCTTAGTAGCCCATTCAGTGTACTGCCTGTATATTTCTGCAGTAAGTCCACTGCTATTCATTTGATCAGTGAATTCACTAACTATATCATAGGGCGGTATCACTCCACCATTCCACAGAAAAGCTCCATTGTTAAGATATATAAAGTAGTACATGGCTATTATCTGTATCTCTAGCTTATTCCATCCTGCTATCCTAGCATTGATACGTACTGAGTCTACCAGAGTGCCCTCCTGTACTAGCCCCTTGCTTACAATGATGCGCTTAAGCATTGCTGCCATTTTCCTACGTGTAGGATATAGCACATAAAAATTACCATCATTAGCGTACCTAGCCATCTATTAAATCTTTAGGAACACAGATAACACCATGCTCAGTGAATATATGAATATAAAAACCATCTACCTCCTCCCACTCAGTAAAGGTATAGGTAATATCGTTGACAGTGACACTATACATATTTAGTAACTGTTGAGTTAAGTATAGTCATAACATCACCATTAGGTGTCTGAGATGCCCACAGCAGATAGCAGGGTGAAGGTATCAGTATAGCTGTGTTAGAAGTAGCTGCATAATAGTTGGATGTAGCAGTAGCTGAATATATATAACCTGAATTATTGGTGCATACACCCACTATGTTATGGATCATGTATGTAGAGCTCGTTAATGGCGAAAAAGTAGCTAACAAAGTTGCCCCTGTGAGTGATGCACTACTGTTAACATATAGCCTTAGTGGTGAAGATGAAGCACCTCCACTTACTTTCCTTGCTATCATGCTAATGGTAAGATACATGTAATTTTCGATATAACTACTTATATCTTCATAAGCTATCAAACTGTTACCAGACGTGGGGGTGCCTACATGTAATGTACCTGCTTTCTTAGCAATAATACGAGGAGCTCCTGAAGCTGCTACTGTTATATCTCCACTACCTAGTATTGAGTTACCATTGATGGTCTTGATATTAGTGCTGCTCACAAGAGTATCCTGCTTATTATTCAATGCACCCTGTAAATCACTCTGAGCTGATAGTGTTCCTGTAATGCTTCCCCAGATAGCACCACTAGGTACTGCATTGAGTATCTGTTGTCCAGTTATCACAGTGTTAATCGGAACACCTCCGATTATCTGTGTACATTCTAGCAAGTCAGTGGCCTGTAAGTTTCCTGTGTGAGTTGTTAACGACTGCCTCCAATTACCCCACCAATTAGGTATGCTCATACTTATATTGTGCTAAGGTGCTTAAATGTTTATTGTAGTGGCACGTCACAGTCAGTCCAGTTACTTACTTCTAAGGTGATGGTCATAAGATACCCTGCTGCATAATCTAGCAGGTCATTATTCAAAGCAGTGAAGGTAGGCATACCATTAACATCCATGCTAAGGTCTGTGCTAAATGTAAAATAATTAAACAAGTCCATCAGTATCTGGTGCGTATCACTAAGTATGGTGATGATGTTAGCCCTATCCTTTTGAATGATATCAAAACAATAGATATCTAGGGTGAACATGTTAGTATTCTCAGTGTTACTAACCGATACAGGCACTATGAATACTATTGGATACTTCTCATTCTTAGTGGCAAAGTTATACATCTGCTCCTTGAAGTCAGTACCTACCTTCTTTACTTGAAGATGAGCACTGTAGAAACTTATGATTTTATTAATGGTGGACTGTAGGCTTATCATAGTTCTGCATTCTTTTTAATTCGTTGTATCTTATTCTGTGTAGATGTCATAGCTGTCTCGCTTACTACGGCAGTGACTGTCATGCTGCTCTCATTAGATGTACCTCCTGCACTCATTACATTGCCAGTATTACCTTGACCAAATAACTGTGCAGCCTGTGGTAGTACTTGAGCAGTTGAACTACTACTAGACCCTCCACCGCCACCGCCACTACTCATTGAAGAGTTACTAGATGGTGATGATAATATCTGTTTAGCCTTAGCTATATTGGTAAGTATCTGAAGCATGCCAGAGGCGAACTGTGCTATACCTGCTGCTCCTCCTGTTATTGCATTCATGGGGTTAGCTTGGCTCTGAGCTACCAATGAAGAAATAGCCTTAGCTGTATCAATACCAATCTGTATCAATGCAGAAGCCTTGTTAAATTTCTCTAGCTTCTTTTGATCCTTGATTAATGCCGTGCCTAAATTAACGAGACCTGTACTTATTTCGCTTGCTGCTGTAATGATAGCATCCCTTTCTTTTTTCTTAGCTTCAATAGCAGCAAGAGCAGCATCATCATCTATTTTCTTTTTATCATCAGCATATTTTTTATCTATTAGTAACTGAAGCTCACTATTATCTGCTGCTATTTTGCGCTGCTCTTCGTATTTAAGTCGTAGTGCTTCTAGTTCTTTATCCTTTTGAGTAGCAAAAGTGGCTAGTAACGTGGACTGCTCTTTTTCATGTTCCTTCTTTTTATCATCTATTTTCTTTTGATCTTCTATATTACGTTGCTGATCATAAAGAGCTATTAATTCATCCTTTTTTTCCTGTGTTAATTTTTCATCTGCCAGTACTGCATCACGTAACTTCTTATACTTATCATCCTGCATGGCCTTCTCTTTAGCCTCACCTTCTGGCATGAGCTGTAGCTTAAGCTGTAGGATAGCTTCATTAGCTTTTATTTCTGCATCTTCTCTAGCTTTTTTAGTTACGTCTCCTTGTTTATTAAGTTCCTGAGTAAGCTGTGTTTCATACATCTTCTGGTACTTAATTTTCTCATCCGCATTTTTGCTCTCATCCTTTTGCAAGTCAGTAAGTAACCTGGCATATTTTTCTCTAATTATAGCCTCTTCTCTTTTAGCTGCATCTTCAATCTGAGAAAGTTCAAAATCACGTAACTCTCTACCTGCTTTTAATCTGTTGGCTGCATCTTGTTTTGCTTTTTCTCTTCTACGTTGTGCTGCGGCTGCGGCTGCTGCTCTTGCACGTTCTGCTGCTGCTTCAGCTTCTTGTTGCTGTTTTTCTGCTGCTGCTGCTGCTGCCTCCTCTGCCTTACGCTCTGCTTCTGCTGCTGCTGCGGCGGCTCTTGCTTTTATTTCAATACGTTGGTTAACCGCTTTTCTAATGATAGCATTTTGTTCATCATAAGTCTTAAATAATTCAGCCCTCCTTTTTAGAGAATCTTCATCGGTCATGTGTTTACTCATAGCTAACTCCTTAGCTATCTCTGCTCTTTTTTTAGCTGCTGCTGCTGTCGCTATATCTACCTTTTCAAGTTCTAATTTAGTTGTATCTTTTTTGGCTATCCTAGCCATTTCAATTTCATGATCTTTTTTCTCAGTAGCATAATTCATCTGTGCATCAGCCGCTTTCATTACAGCATCAGTATTTGCTTTCTGTGCTTCTGCTTCTTCATCTAGCGCGTGAGTCGTAAGACCTAGTGCATCAGTAACAGCATAGAAGGCATCAATAACTGCATTGATAGGAACCATGATAGCACTCATGATATCATCTAAAAAACCGAACTTATCAGCGAATGCTGCCACTGCTGCTACAATGGCCACTATTACTGCTACTAAAAGGAACATAGGGTTAGCTAATATAGTTGCTCCTAGCTTAACGAATGCTCCACCAAGTGTACCTACAGTGCTGATCATGCCCTTAATGCTACCGGTAATAGTAGCAGGATTGATAGAGCCTAATGCTGAGCTGAATATCTTAGCCTTCTCACTAGCACCTTCAAAGTCTAAAGACATTAAATCATTTTTCATGGCTCCAAATGAGTTACTCACTTGTTCAAATTTAGAACCACTAGCAAAGATTTCAGCAGCTTCATTAGTATCCTTTAATTGATCCTTGAGCCTACCTGCTTGCTCAGCAAGCGCTGCCATTTCAGTAGGGTCAGTAGCATTAAGCATCTGACTCTTTAGGTCTCTAAGCTCTGCCTTAATCTCAGCTATGCCGCTTATCTTTAATGGTATTTCTACTCCTTCCATTATTGTGGGTAATAATAAATCATTATTGTTGTACTATTTAGGTAACCATCTACCAAGCCTACACCTATCTGTGTGGTAAAGACCTCTACCACTTGGTTAGCAGATAGATATTCTGCAGTGATAAGACCATCAAAGATATTACTGCTAACTATTACAGCTATCTCACTTAATGGGGTTAGTGGGTCATACTGATCAAGGTACCCCCAGTACTGCCCCTGTGCTATCCTTACCCAAGTGATAGTACCTAGGCTACCCTCCATAACGTATGAGGTGGGATTGTTGGTACCGGACTGTGTAAGGTTTGCCATGTATCTCTTAGGCGTGCTATCTACACTGACTCCATTGTATGTGTTACGTACTGTTAGGTTATCTACTATTATACCATTACTACTAACATCAAAGCCATCACCTACTATCAGAGTCTTATATCCTGGAGGTACTACATTACCCTTACCTATAATCTGACCATCCATACCACCCTGGCCTGTTACGTTTGAATAAGAGCTCTTAGTCCTTATTACTGAATGATTAGCTACTTGAGAAATAGGCCCTACATTTGGAACCCCTATACCAGGATCATTAAACCCAGGAGCAAAAGGCATGAAGTTAATTTCGTTATCTATGCTAATGAGTTCTACCTTTGTGAGGTTGTTACTGTTAGCATCATAGTCCATGATCTGGTTAATGTTCCACCATGAGTTGTCAATGCGTATCTTATCATTAAGCTTCATCTTTTGAATGTCACTTTGAGTAAGATAAAACATAGCAGTTAACATCTTGCCATTGTTTATCTGCCCCATGGTCCTACGCCAATATCTGTTATATAGATTGTTCTCAGTTAAACTAGTAGGGTTGTAATAGTAGAATGCACAAGTAGCAAAGTTAATATCAAAGGTAGGTAGTAGTGGATCATCAAAGTGACCTACGTATGGATAGCTAGTGAGTCCGGACATACCTACTGTACCGTAGTCATATATATTGTATGGGTTGCAGTTGGTCATACTACCAGAGTCATACAGTATGCGTAGATTAGTTTGAGGAGCTGCACCTGAAAGCATAGGTACATAAGCATTGAAAGGTGTACGTATAATGGGAGTGGGGCTAAAGAGTATAGCCTTTGTAGTTACTTCTTTTACATACTCATTATCAAAAATTACTTCAGCCTGCCCATATATCTGATTGGTAGCATTGGTATACGTTTCATTTGGACTGTCTTTATCTGGAGCGTATGTAAGTATAATTCTCTTGCTAGTAATGTCAGGTAAAAAGGATAGATCTTGTTCTTCATTCTTGGCTAGCTTATACGTCCAGTCAACTTCAGCACCTGAGTCATAGAAGTCATCTCTATGTATTAGGTTAATGGTGTTAGGTTGCGACTTGTCAACATCGGCATATAAGTTAAACATGTTGAAGATACCCTTAATGAAGTCGCTCTGCTTTATTTTCTTAGGTACGTAGTCATTAACCTCCAAAGTACCACCTATAGCTACTATGTTATTGTTAGGCAATATGGTAAGATATACAGATGTTATATTCATATCTACCCTTACACCTGTTGCCGGTGCACCATTTACACTACCAACCCTCCATGCTGTGCCAGTCGCTGATTGACCTGAAGGTATGTAACTAGGATTGAGAACGTAAAAATATAAGTAAGCAATGGTGGCCTGTGGTAAGTTTATTGCAGATAAGGGTAAAGTTGCCACTACCGTTTGACTCAATATAGTAGTAGTACCAGGTGCTAGTGTCAAAGGACATTCTACTGCATTGGTTACCGCTGAACTTAAGGGGTTAGGGTTAGTATATAAAGGCTGTGCAGCAAAAGCATTGCCTCCTTGCACCGCTACAGCAGGAGTATAGTGTACAGGATTAGGTACATATATTCCTGCATTGTTAGGCTTTGAACCGTAAATGGTACTACCAGTAGGATTCCTAACAGTTAAGTCATATCTTATTTGTACTGTATAGGTATACTCCTGTGCATTGGCGCTACTTATATTGAATGGGGTACTATATGCACCAGTGACAGGGTTGTATATGTTCTGAGTATCTTCGGTCTCAGTCCATCCATTGATTGGTGAGCTAAATACTAGAGGTATGTCACTATATCCTGGCACGCTTGTATTACCAGTTAATGTAAATGGTACAGTGCGCTCTGCCTTAACTATGTAGTCATTGTAATCAAAGTTATCAGTATCACCATTGTATGGTATAATCAGCTTATCAAATCTAGCGGCAGTTAGTGTAGACCAGTTATACTGAAACCCTGCACTACTGAATATCCTATCCATGTATGTCTTAGCAAAGATAGCAGGCTTGAATTCATTGATATTGTAGAACACATCACCACTATCTGGCAAGAAATACTTGAAGCCATCTACTATAGTATTGGTAAATCTAATAGATACATTATATGCATCGTAAGTATGGTTTAGGTCACTGAAGTCTAAGTCAGTCAACTCAAGGTTAGCAATGGCCGTGAAGAAATCTGCTGTGCTATCCTTAACCAGTACCTCATACTCTATCTGTTGCTCATAGCTTGCAGTATCCTGTGACTTGATTACATTGGTTAACTGCATGCTTACGTTCTCCATAACAGGTATACCATCTTGAATTACTGAGCATGTTACCAAGGTATTAATGTTAAACGTGCCTGCTTGGATGTTAACATCATAGTAATTGCCTAAAAGCTTATGATTGTTTTTGCTACCTATTAACTTAATGGTCTTGGAGAAGTTACCTTTGCGCTGTGATATATCTCTAATATCTCCTGCTTGAAAGTTCAAAGGAAACGAAGTGCCCTCCTTAACATCTAGGTAACCATTGGGCAGTTGTATTTTAACCATTGACTACATCGTTATTAGCTAGCTTCACCTGGATGCTCTGCTTAATTAAGTTCTTATTGCGCTCCTTGAATATCTCAAAGGATGAGGTAAGTATATTACAGCTTATGTACCGAGTGCTACCAGGTGCCTCACAGTCCACAGAGTAATCAGCAGTCTTAATGAATGTGTATGGTGAGCTCAAGAGTTCTACAAAGTACTCTGCCATGGCCTCAGTCATCCAGTTAGTATTTAGGTCTAGCGTAGTCTCAGTGCTTATCTGATTATTCAAGTATCCTCTATCCTGTGTATTGTAGGTCCATCGGCTTCCAGTTACATAGCCTTCCACCTTTTGATTGTACTGAGTCTTACTGATATTACCTTTCTCATAGTCTCTGCCAGTGAAAGCAAAGCTACCCCATGAGCCCATACGGTCTAGGAACAGGATGACGTACTCCTTGGTAGTACGTACCCTTCTATCTATACCTATGTTATATGCTTTAGTTACCTGAACACCAGCACGCTCATACCACACCTGGTATCTGGTCACAGTAGGCTTAATCATTGGCAGTACTCCTGCTACAGGTGTTAGCACTCCATGATTGTTAGGACCCACTGAGATACCACTTACATGGTCAGTAGCATTGACTGACTTTCTAAATAGCTCACCTAGGCTATTCTGGAAGTACACGAAGTCAGTACCACCAGGGCTATAGTTTGCTACTGCATTCAGCCATAAGTCCTGAGATAGCGAAGCATTAAACTCAGGCTTAAACTTAACTGAATCTCCTGGAAGGTTTGTAAGGAACTGATCGGTACCAGTGTTTAGCATATAATCTTGCCAGTCGTATGCAGGCATGTTAACCCATTTGATAGCACCATTGAACACGTATTGAAAGGCATCTATGTACATACTCCTTATGATTGTTCTCCTACCATCTGCATAACTTATCTGTCCATCCTTGTTAGGGTTTATGATGGTACTCCATAACACATTGACCACTATAAAAAAAGGGTTAGCTACTAACACAGTAAATAAGCCTTGCATACTAGGATTGGATGCACCAAAACCTATCTCAGTGATGACTATCTGATCACCTACCGAATAGCTATTGGCTAAGTTAATCTGCACCCTACCAACGTATGGAGCTACTAGGTACTGAGTCAGTGCAGAAGTGTATGTCAATGTACTGATGTACTCCTCACCTACGTGCACATCATATTTATAGTGGCTACCTGGAGCATTGTATACGGTGGTGTTGGTTAGGTTCAAATCATAGCTAACGTATGACATGAGTAACATGGATAGGTCTACCTCACCATACCCAGTGCCATACACAGGTAGTACCCTGTACTCACCTATCTTATTAGCTGTACCACTTTGATATATGTCATATACATATTTGAACCCCGGTAGGTTCTTGTTAGTAGAGTCATAAATGTACTTGACCTCGTTGTATGCAGGGGTAAGGGTGTAGGGTTTAGCTATTAAAGATATTGCCATACTTATATTGTTTTAATCTTGCTAAGTGTTTAGAAGCTCACGTATGCGCTGTCAGTAAAGTACTCATCCTTAATATATGTAACTGCATATCTCACAGCATCCATGGCATCATCAAAGAGCTTAACAGGTTCATCAGTGATGTGGTCACCTATCTTCTTCCACTTGTAGTTGTCATACTCCCTCTTCACATCCTTGCTGTCAAGACAGTATACCCCGAAGGTCTTAACGTAGTCTATACCTTTCTTCACCACCTTGTTGGCATTGATAACATCATACCCTGCACTGACCATCTCTGCTATGATCTCAGGCCTTGAGTAGTCAGCCAATATAGTTACATCCTTCTCTAGGTTCAACTTAATCATCTTATCAATGAGCATGGTAGTGGTCAGGTAGCTCTCATAGATCACAGGCTCAATGAAGATATCACGCTCATGCCAGTACACCCTCATGAGTGCAGTCGGGTGGTTGTACCCGAAGTCAAGGCCATACACGAACTGAGTGAACCTAGCAGGCCTATGAGTCATGAAGGTCCAGTTGCTGTAGATGTTACTCTTGCTCACCGCCTTCTGCCCTAATGCATATATCTGATACAGTGCCTCATCTGTTCTCTTCAAGTCTTCTATCTGGTTGCGTATGCTCTGAGGCAAGAAGGGGTTATCCTTGTAGGTAGACCGTATCAATGTAGTATCCTCAGGTGGTAGCTCATACAACCATGAGCTGTTATCTGAAGGGTTGTAGTCAAAGATTAGCTTGTGCTCAGTCCTCATGTTAAGCTGAGTGAAGTCATCGAAGTACAGTTCATTGGCTTCATTGCACCAGGCTATGTCACGCTTACGGCCTCTGATCTTCTGCTCATCATCCACACTGAAGAACTCCACCATACTACCATTGGCAAAGGTATATATCTGCTCACTCTTGTTATGTGCTTCTATAGAGTATATACCTATACCCTTGAGTATCTCAGTAAAGTCTCTTAGAACTGTAGCCCTTAAGGCAGGGAATGTCTTACGTATAATACTAACTACCTTGCCCTTGTTCTGCAGGCAGTATACTATCATTAGTTGACATAAGCTATAGGTCTTACTACTCCTACTCCCTCCCTCGTTAACTATGAACCTATGTGGACTCTTGAGTGCCTCCAGGTTCTTTTGGAATATGATCGTGCTCTTTAGCTCCATGTGCTATCTGTTGGTAGGTGTTGTACAGCATCACCAACTGCCGAGGGTCCATAGCTACTAGCCTTCTATTGATGCGAACCTTCTCACCCTTAGTCTTATAGATGAAGTCCTCCACCACTGAGGCCATGTAGTCTACCTGGTCAGTCATTGTCCGGCTGTACGATGGTAACCTTGATGTCAGTGATAGCCTCACCCTTGGTGGTCACATCTACATTGTCATAGACTCCAGTCACTCGTGCTGTCAGGTTGGGTGCCTTGTACTTGCCAGTCATGGTGCCAGTGACATGCTCAGCTGTCCAATCATTTCTTATGTACGAAACGACTCCCATATAATCATTGTATAGCTTATCCTGGTTATCAAGATATTGCTTCACATGATGGCCATAAACCTTCCATACATAGGCTTCAAACCCCCATCTTGTAGGTGGCTTCTGAATAGGTAGGTACATTATTTCACCAGTCTTAGTAGACAGTGTAGGTAGTAAGTCAGTAGCTAGCTCTGCCTTGTAATCCTCCCACATCTTCTGTAGATCCTCAGGAGTAGATATGTATTTATGTTTCACCTCTAATCTGTTTTAGTTTACGTTGTGCCCATTCAATACCTTCATCACCACCCCAAGCAAGCCACATGAGCCTACCACACCCATCACCTAGATCACGTTCAGAGCTACCCTTATGTCTAGCGAAGCCTGCCATACGTGCTATGGTAGTTTCGGTTATTGCTTCACCCTTAGCTAGTTGGTTTGCTCTTGCCTTGCCTACTCCTGTGCCGCATCTACCCCATCCATTCTCTTCAGCCCACTTGAGTGCTGTCTTAGCATTCTCTCTTGCAGCCTTAGGATAGTCATCATAGGACTGTGCGAACACGTTCTTGTAGTTACCTAGTGGAGTATCATACATAGAAGCGCATACTGCATACCTCTGAGCCTCTTCTGGGTACTTATCCAAGGTCTCAGGATCAGCCATGCACCTCTTGATGTACTGCTCAGGCGTCTCCCCTATCTTCGCTCTTGGCATCTTCAACAAATAAGTGACCAAAACCTAGAGCAGTATAGTACTCTTGGTCTTCCACCATGCTTTCAGTTACCTCTACACTTGTAAAGCCATTGGGTCCTGTGATTTCAATGACTGCACCTAGATAGTTAGGGTTTATCTTGCTCTTCATCTTCTTCTTGTTCATAAAAATATATAATTGAATATGTGTAATATCCTAGTATCCAGGTTGCTGCACCATAAGCTGCTAGTCCATAGTTATGAAAAAACAATGAAATAGCTGTAAATATACCCAATAAGGTGCACAAAGAGGCTACGGCTTGACTAGTTGTCATACTTATATTGTATTTCACGAAGATTTTGTTTAATATCTGCTATCAGATAGTGCGCTGAGGTAACCGGAATGTCGAAATACTTAGCCATTGCTCTAGCTGTGTTATATCCTTTATCAATGTAGGCACTCAGTACTATCTGAGATACCCTATCATGGCACCTAGATCGGTATATTTCAATAAATGCCTTGTTACGTTGGTATACCTTCTCCTCTAGTATCTTCATATCAAGGTCAGTGGTATCATCTACCTGCTCTACCTCATCATCTGAGCTGTTAACACGCTCCTCTTTATTGCTTTGACTGCCTGACCAGAGTATCTGCTTCTTGATAGTATTAAGCATGTAGGACTTCATGGTATCTAAGTCAGTGCATTTAATGTTAACACAGTGCAGATAGCTATTGCTAATGATAGTAGTGGGGTCTAGTTGACTGCCTAGCCTGCTCAGTAGGTAATTAGTATAAGCTTCTAGCTCATTATACTGACTCGATACCAACTGATCTAAGATAGCCTTCATACCATAGTGTAAACTCTTTGAACCATACCTTTCTTCTAACAGAAGCACAGAAGCACTCCTGGGGTTGCTTACCTTCATACTTAGTACGTATCTTGAGCAGCTCAGCAAGTGAATGCTTAGTATATTTGAGGGTGTCTGGTAAAGATAGTACTCTATCTACAACCTGGCTATCACTCGATTCAACAGGTAAGCCAATAGAGCCGCCTGACATGCTAAGATAAAATTAAAAGTTACTATCAAGGTAAGCCAGAATGCCATACACTTAACGCATAAAAAGGCATCTCTTAGCCATTCAGACATAGGAATGCGGTCAATAGTTGCCTGTAGCGGTTCAAATTCAGTGATCCACCACGCTATAGGTATTAGGATGAGTAGAGTATACATGCTTCAAATATAATGAAATAAATTTATCCTGTATCTCCAGTGCCACATTCTCACCCGAAATGAATCTACGCACACTATGGTATGGTGCCTTCATATCTAGGGCAAGGTGCACTAGCTTGTATCTCTCATTAAGCATGCTATTGGCTTGTTTTACAGCCCATTGGCTTAGCGTATCACCCTCAGAAAGGTAGATCGTCAGTACCTTCATTCTTTTTATTAACTTGTTTTCCACTAGATAGGCTCATGGACCATGCTTCAATGGTGTTGAAGTACTTGATGGTACCATCTTGTGCCTGCCACTTCCGGCCACGTAGGTTGTACTTGAGCTCCACCACATCACCTGCCTTCAGGTTGTTAGCCAGGTCACACTTATCCTGTGTTAGCTCGAAGGTTACGTACTGTGGGTGCTCACCTTCAGACTTGAGGGTGATATCTCTCTTCTTAAATTTGTCACTTACTGACTTTGTAGGGGTAACAAATACCACCTCTCCTTTGAACTCACTCATTTTTATAGATATTGATTATTTGATAGATAGTAAAAGCCCACCCCCACACTACGGCAGGGGCTAGCAAAATTGATAGTAATAGTATCATAGCTTGATATTGTTATCAATTAAGATATCATTGAACTGCTGGTATATCTTGTCCACCATCTCCCACTGCTGATCACTAAGCTCACCATATTTGTGCAAGGTACGAAGTTCATTTTTAATTTCAAAGAGTGCATTGTACATTGCTCCTGAGTTATTGGCCAGATCATACTCATGCTGATCATCCGGGAGGGTGTATTCAAGTATTGCTTTCATAGGTTTGTTTATAGTATTGTTCTGCTTTAATTCTCATTTTATGTATATTAATGTCTTTTAATTTTTTGTCAACACTTTGACCATTAAAGTTTGAATATATTATCTGCTCCTTCTCCATTTCTTTTGCTTGTTCTAAACATTTGTTAATTGAACGTATATCTAATGGTGTTAAAAGTATATTTTCATATAACCACTCTACTGCTGTCTGTTTCATAGTTCGCCAAATGTAGTCAAAATATACCACTTTTGGCTTAGAATAGCCGCTCCTTGATCACCGGTAACTCAGGACCATACAACTGCTCAGTAAGCTCATCAGCATATTGCCTTGCAGCATTAGCCACGTGCTCACATGGGTTATTGATTAGTTCATCCCTGTAATGTCCGGATGCAGCCAGTAAGCCTTGGAAGGCAGCAAGCACTGCCGCTTCAAAAAATTCATCTCTTGTCATGTTATTTATTATTTAATTGGGTTAATACTTGGTCATAAAA